CCGGCAACCGGCGAAGGACTGCCGCAGCCGACGAACCCGGAGAACGGCTACCAGCAGAACATGCTCAAGGTGGCGTCGGGCAACTCGCCGCCGCTGGTGAAAGCCGAGGCGCTGGCGAATTACATCGCGCACCTCAAATCGGGCGGCGAGATCAGCAGCGCCTCCGAGGCATACGGCAACTCGCTGGTGGCGGCGCTGGGCGCGCAGCACGGCGCCGAGGCGAAGCCGATCGAGGTCAAGGGTCCGGACCCGCATCCGCAGTCGAAGCCGCAGCAGAACATCTACAAGCTCGCGACCGACCCGGCGACGACACCGGCCCAGAAGATCGCCGCCATCAAGGCGAACGAGACGGTCCAGAGCTTCCCCGAGGGCTTCACCGCCAAGTTCGCCAACCAGTGGATCAGCGAGATCGCCGAGGCGCACGGCATCCCGCAGGAGACGCCGGGGCAGCCGGCCACCAAGCCGACCGAGCCGGCGCCGACACCGAAACCAGCCCCCAAGCCGGCAGCGACGAAGATCGCCAATGTCCACCAAGAAGCGGCGATGCCCGCCACCAACATCGTCAAGGCGCAGCAGACCACGCGCGTCAAGCACGCCATCGTCGTCGAGAACCGCGCCAAGCAACCGAACGGCTCCAGCACCGCCGAGGCCTTGAAGATCGCGCCATCGCTGACGCAGGAGTTCTGGAGCCATTCCTCGGTGACACCGGAGACCAAGCAGGCGTTTCACGACTATGCCGGCAGCGGCTACCAGTCGATGAACGGTTCGCTGCGCGAGACCGGGACCGTGGGCACGCCGCCGCACATTCAGAAGAAGCTCGACCTGATGGACGAGCAGTTCCTGCGCGATGCGTCGGTGACCACCGAGGACGTGATTGTTCGCCGCGGTGAGCAGGTCTCCGCCGCCGTCATCGCCAAGTTGCGTGCGCAACTCGCCAAGGGGCCGCCGCCGTGCCTGCTGCCGCGCCAGGGCTACACCTCGGCCAGCATGGCAAATCGGCCGGCAGCGATCGGGGCCAACAAGAACACCTGGATCCACTTCACCGTTCCGAAAGGAACGAGGATGCTCGGCATCGCCGGTCTCGCCGGGCACGCTGAGAACGAAGTGATGCTGGATCATGGCCAGCAGACCGAGATTTACGAAATCTGGGAGGCCGGCGGCAAAACCCACATCAAGGCGATGGTGCGATGAGCGAAAGCAGCAAGACCGATCCTGCTGCCGAGCAGGAGGACACGCGGGAGCCCAACAGGTGGGACTGTCCCGGCATCTATTGCATCGGCGACGAGGTGATCTGGGACGGTGAGGCCGAATACCTCGGCACCGAGCCGTTCACCTTTTACCCGGAGCCCGAGGATCTCAAGGACATCGATTATCCGGAGACGACGGAGGACGCCGCCCGCACGCGGCGCAAGCCGAGGTGACGTGCGGTTGCCAACTCTGCAGGGATAGGAGGTTCACCATGAGCAAGCGTACGCTGCGCGACTACATCTACCAGGGGTTCTTCGCGCGGGATAAGGCATCGGTCGCCGCGATCGCCGACGCCGCCGAGGAAGACCCGCCCGCCGACGAGCCCGACGGCGACGAGGGCAAGCACGCCAGCAACGTGCATGTGCATATCGAGCACAAGAGCGGCGAGAACGGCACCGGCGACGCCGATGGCGACAAGGACGAGGAGCGGTTCAAGAAGATCGAGGATACCGTCAAGGCGCTCGATGCCAAGATCACCAAGGTGCTCGATGCGGTGATGAAGGCCCGCACCGGGGACGCCGAGGGCGACGACGACGACAAGGGCGACGACAAGGGCGACGACGACGACAAGAAGGGCGACGAGACCACCGACGCCGAAGGCGAGACGGGCGCGCAGACAGCGAGCGCACCGCCCAGCGCCGAGCCCGACCTGATGGAAGCCGACCCGGCGCTGAAAACCGGCAAATCGCAGATGGGCGATGCGGCGTTCGGCGCGCGCGTCAACCAGGCGATGCTGGCGCTGGTGCGTGACACCAAGGCCCGCGCCGAGGTGCTGGCGCCCGGCATCGGCATTGGCGTGCTGGACGGCGCTCCGGGCGAGCAGAACCGCATGACCGTCGCCGGCACGCGCATCTGCTCGCTGCGGCGCAACGCGCTGACCAAGGCCGCCGCCAGCGAGAAGGGCAAGCAGGCGATGGGCCGCTACACGGCGGACCACGTCAAAGCGATGTCGTGCGACGCGGTGCGGATGCTGTTCCTCGATGCGTCGGACAGGATGCGCGAGATCAACAACGCGACGAATGTGCCATCGCCGAATTTCGGCACGGCCGGCCAGCCCGGTCCGGCCGCCTATCGCGCCGTGCAGTCGCAGCGCCTCGCTGGCATCAACAAGGCCAACAAGGACTTCTGGGCCAAGCAGAACGGGAGGGCTTAGCCGATGTCAGGCACCGCCGGAGCACCCGCCGTCGCCTCGATCGACGGCTCACTGCTCGTCACGTTCGATTACAACGACACCGTCGCCGGCGATCCAGCCCTGGTGTGGGTCATCATCCACGACAACCCCATCATCGCCTGGAGCCTGACCGAGCCGATCACGCCGATCATCATCGGCTCGATGCCGCTACCGGCGCCCGACACATCGCCGATCAAATCGCCACCCTGGGGCCAGTACGTGGGCGGCACGCTCTACATACCGGACGTGGCGCGCGGCAATGCGACGGCGATGTTCAATGCCATCGCGTTCAACAACGGCGCCAATCGCAAGCTCTACGCCAACTTCATCAACTCCGATCTGGCGTCCGCGTGGCGGCAGTGGGCGGAGAATAACCCGGCGAACGCGCTGAGCAGCCCGCCAAACGTCTAACGAGATCGAGCCGCGCCAGCGCGGTCGATACCGCCTCCCGTCCGGAGGCTCCCGCATTTCATCAGCGAAAAAGGAGACAGCGAGCATGCCTGGAAACGCCATCCAGTTCCGGATGGATTCCGGTTATCCGGGCGCCGTCGGCCGTGTGCACGATGCCACGGTTGAGGCGCAACTGATCAGCCCGACCCCGGGTCAAGCGCCGACCGCGTACGGCATGGGCGTGGTGATCGACGCCACCACCGGCGGCATCCGCGTGCCGACGGCGGCCGATCCTGCCGCACCAGCCGGCATCGCGTATGGGCTCTATGTGCGCCCCTACCCAACGCAGGGCTTCGGCTCGGCCGGCAATCCGCTCTCTGATCCGCGCGGACAGGCCACGCCGCCGACCTCGGGCATCACGCACGGGGTGCTGAAGCGCGGCTACATGACGGTGCTGCTGACCGGCGCTGTGCCGGCGGTGAAGGGCGCGCCGGTCTACGTCTGGAAAGCAGCCGCTGCTGGCGGTCAGGTTCCGGGCAGCATCACCGCCGACGGCACGACTCCTGGCAACGTGATGCTGCTGCCGGGCTACTTCATGGGGCCGGCCGATCCGAACGGCATCACCGAGGTCGCCGTCAACATCTAGCCGATCCGGTCTCGCCGCCACCGTCCGTCCGAAGCGCGGCAACCCACCGACAATCTGAAAGGAGCACGGCCATGCCTGACGGCATGTTCGCCGGCCTCGGCCATAACGGCGGCCCGGCCATGTTCACCTATGACGGAATCACCCGCGACAGCGCGGGCGCATTCCTGCTCGGTGAACTCGAACGCCTCGACTACACCATCCACGAGCCGCTGGTCTCGGTGACGTGGGGACGCGACATCGACCTGCGTGAAGACGTCACCGTTGGCGACGAGTTCTCATCGTTCACCAACTCGAGCTTCGCGGCGGCGGGCGGAATCAACCCGACCGGCATCTCGTGGATCGGCAAGAACGTCAACGCCATCACCGGCGCGCAACTCGACATCGGTAAGACGCCCCAGCCGTTGTACCTCTGGGGCATGGAGTTGCAGTACACGATGCCCGAACTGGCGTCGGCGATGCAGCTTGGTCGGCCCATCGATGACCAAAAGTTCAAGGTCATCCAACTCAAGCACCAGATGGACACGGACCAACTGGTGTATGCCGGCGATGGCACGATCGGCACGGCGGGACTGACCAACCATCCCGCGGTGACGAACGTGAGCAACGTCACCGGCGGCAACTGGACCGCCACCACGCCCGATACCATCCTCGCCCAGGTCAACGAACTCCTTGCCTCGGTGTGGGCGGCGAGCGCGTGGGCGGTGATGCCGACCGAGCTTCGCGTGCCTCCGGTGCAGTTCGGCATCCTGGTCAGCGCGAAGGTAGCGACCGCCGGCAATATTTCGGTGCTGCGCTTCTTGCAGGAAAACTCGCTATGCAACACGCAGAACGGGCGGCCGCTGAACATCCAGCCGTTGAAGTGGCTGAACGGACGCGGCGCCGCTTCGACGCAGCGCATGATCGCCTACACCAAGGACTACGACAAAGTCAGATATCCGATGACCGCCCTACAGCGCACGCCGCTGGAATGGCGCTCGCTCTACAACCTGACGACCTATTGGGGCCGGCTGGGTGTGATCGAGGTCGTGTATCCGGAGACCATCGGCTATCGCGACGGCATTTAGCCGTCATACCTCGTGCGTTTTTTCATCGATATTTTCTAAGCCTTTGCGGGCGGCAGATTACCCCGCGCTCCGGCGCGCTCGCCGACCGCCCCCTTTGCCGACCTCGAATGAGGAAAACCGCGACTCTCTGATGAACGCTGGCGGCGCGACTCAAATTTGATATCCAAGCCGACATGGCTTGTGGCATAGGAGCACCGAGCCGCAGGCTTCCCGTCGCCACGACGGGCCTCATCGTGGCGTTCTCAGGAGTCACAAATGAAATCCGCTTTGTTCACCAGCGCCGCCCTGGCGGTGTCCATCCTGGCCGCGCCGGCGGTCACTCTGGCCGCGAGTGTCGATGGCACGTCCTCGAATGAGACGAGCACGACGACCGCGACCGAAAGCAGCAACTCCGGCAGCTTCGGCTTCGGTTCCAACCAGGCCGGCGCCAACGTGACGGCGACCAACCTGGCGTTCGACCACAGCTTGGCGAACATCGTTGGGGCGAAAGACACGACCAACACGAGCGGCGGCGATCAGGGCTCGATCACTGGATCCAGCTTCTCGAACGGCACGGGCTTCGACTTCGGCAATTCGAAGCAGACCGGCACCAGCGTCGGCACCGACCACGGCACCGCCTTCACCTTCCACAAGTAGACGATCAAGCCTGGGCGGGAGAGGGACAGGGGCATCTCCCGCCCGTTTCCTTCGAGGTTCACCATGCGTCATGTTTCCCGCCCGTATGGGCCGCTTTACGGTCCGGCGATCGCTGTGTTGCTGCTGATCGCTGCTCCCGCATTCGCGCAAGTCACCGACACCTCCGGCAGCAACAGCACCAGCGGATCGACCGCCGGCGCAGCGTCGAACAGCCAGAACACCAACCGATTCAGCAATGTCGGCAACCAGAGCGCGACCGGCGCGATCGCGGGCACGCAGGTGAATGCGCCGATCACCTCGCGATCGGGCGCGCGATCTAACTCCACATCGGGCTCGAACTCGACCTCCAATGCGCAATCCGGCACCTCGCAAGTGCGGTCGTCGAATTCCGTCAAGGTGGTCAATGTCACCGGCTACGGCGGCGGCAGCGGCGGCGGCACAAACGGCGCGAACGGCGCAAATGCGGTCGATCCGGCTGGTCCCCCTGGCGCGAACGGCACCAATGCGACCGATCCTCCGGCGCTCGGCTCGGCCGGCAACCCGCTCACCGAAAACATCGGCGGCACGCAGACGCTGCGGAATACACCCGAGATCATCGCCCCAAATATCAGCGGCGGGAATCCGTGTCTCGTTGGAATTTCTGGCGGCGGCGCGGGACCGGGCATCGGGATAACGCTCGGGATCGGCTACAGCGACAAAGGGTGCGAGCGGCGCAATTCCGCAGCGCTGCTCTCCAACATCGGTGAAAAAGCCGTCGCCATCGAACTCATGTGCGACGACCAGAACGTGCGCGAGGCGATGCTGCGCAGCGGGCATCCGTGTGCAGCCGATCGTCCTGCCGTTGCTGCCACCGTCAGCCAGCAGGTCGATCCCGCCGTGGTGCGTCGCCAGCAAGACGCTGCGGTGATCCCTGCCAAGCCGCCGCGGCCCGACTGGTGCCAGACCGCATCGCCAGCAGAGCTACGCACGCACCCAGCCTGCGACTGAACCGGGCGGCGCTCCCGCCCATAGCGGGAGACTTCCCATGATCATGAGCCGTGAAGGCTGCACGCGTGATTCGAGCGAGTGCCGCATCTCCACGACCAGAGCCATCAAGCAGCCGATGATCGAATGGTCGCCGGTCTACGACGGCAACGGCACGATGACGAATGCCGATCCCAACACGCTCGTCGTCACCTTCACCTGCGCGACGTGCATGACGACGTGGTCGACGGAAACGACCGCCGGGGTGACGCTGCCGGCGTCTCCGCCAACCGAGGGAGAACAGCCATGACCGTGGTCCGCGGCGAGACCGAGCCGCTGCTGCAATTCTTCGAATTCGAGCATCTGCGGCCCGACCTGCAGGTGGTCAGCAGTCAGTTCGCGGCGCTGGCGGAGAGCATCGTGCACGACCTGCCGCGCAACCCAGAGCGGACCGTCGCGCTTCGCAAGCTGCTCGAGGCGAAGGACTGCGCGGTGCGCGCCAAACTCTACCGGGGCTGACAGCAAAGGGAGACTGCCGATGTCGGATGAACAGCAAGCGCTGGTGCGCGTGCGCGTGGTCAAGCGGGTGATGATCACGCACGAGCCGAGGCAGATCGGCGAGACCAAGGATGCCGACGGCAAGGTGCTGCCGATCTTTGAGACGATGCCGGCGCAGACGGTCTACGAGCCCGGCGAGTATGACGTGACGCAAGAGATCGCCGACCATTGGTACTTCAAGGCGCATCTCGAGGGCTACCAGCCGCCGCCGCCGCCGATCGGCAGCGACCAGTATGCGCAACGCGCCCTGATGGCCGAGCAGGCGACGCGCCTGGGCGAGGCGCAGGCCGAGGCGGCGCAGACGCCGGCCCCGGCCCTGTCGAACGCCACCGTCGCCACACCGGCCACGCGCTTCGCTGGGAAGCCGGTGGAGGACAAAGACCCGAACCGGGTCTCCTTTCTCGCCTGATGGAGGGAGCGATGCCGGAGACCGCCAAGGGCACGAAGATCAGGGAGGCGATGCAGGAGGAGTACGGGACGGCGAAGGGCAAGGAAGTCTTCTACGCATCGAAGAACGCGGGGACGATCAGCGGCGTGGATCAGTCGCCGGTGATCCCGACGGTGACGGGGACCGACCCGAGCGGGATGTCGTCGGGGATCAACCGCCCGATGACGCAGGCGCCCGGACCGACCACAGGCCAGGTCGGCACGCTGCGCGATCTCGCCGCGGCCGCGGGCGCAAAGCGTAAGTGACAGTCTGCTGGGTCTGCCGATGCACCTGGCCTGACGGCCGCGTCGAAACGACCGAATGGTTCACGCAGGACGCCGCCGACCAAATGGAATCGGAGACCGAGCAGGCGCACCCCGGCGTGGTCTGTGAGGTCTACCCAGAGGAGCGGGAGCAAGCGCCATGAGCGGTACTGTCGAGGTCAATCCGCAGCCCACCGTGCCATCGCCCGGCGCGGTGCCGCCGATGCCGTTCTCGCCGCCGACCAATCCCTATGTGACCGTCGCGCAGTTTCGCACCGACCTTCCGGCGTTCTCCGATCCGGCGACCTATCCCGACCCGACCGTGCAAATGTTCCTCGACCTCGCGGGCGTGATGGTCAACCCGAACCGATGGCAGCAGATGGCGGTGATGGGCATGGAGCTTGTCACCGCGCATTTCCTGTCGCTCCAGCAATCCGCGATGCAACGCGCGCAAGGCGGGGCGGCGCCGGGGACGGGAACCGGGCTGCTGTCGAGCAAATCGGTCAGCAAGGTCAGCGCGAGCTATGACCAGAGCACCACCGCGATCGAGGGCGGCGGGCCGTGGAATTACACGATCTACGGCCAGCAATATTTGTGGTGGGCGCAACTGGTCGGCACCGGCGGTTATGAGACGCTGGCGCTCGGCGTCGATCAGGGCATGGTCGGCACGGTCTGGACCTGGGCGATGGGCGTGATGGTCGGGTGGGCCTGACGCCATGTCCGATGTGATCCCGGTCGGCCGCGAGGGCGTCGCGCGGCATCGCTGGACGGTCGGCAATCAGTGGCCGGCGGCCAACTCGCTCTATGTCGGCGAGATCGCCGTCGGGCTCGCCGATCCGATGATGCTGTGGGTCGGCGTGCCGACCTCGCTCGATCCGTCCGGCATCAAGCTGCTGTATGACGCGCAGAACGCGACCGACGCGCCGGAAGACGGTCAGGTGTATGGCCGGCGCGGCAGCACAAACACGTGGCAGCCAGTGCTGCCGATCACGGGCGGGGCGTTGACCGGACCGCTTGTGGTGCCGAATGGCACGACGGCATCACCGGGCTTGCAACTCGGCGCGGCGGACGGCACTGGCATCTCGCGTGCCTCTAATGCCCTCGTGTTCTCGGTACAAGGCAGCACCATTCTCGGCACGTTTGCTGGCTCCGCGCAGTTCTACGGCCAGCTTTCGATGCTCAACAACA